CCATGCCTTACATCCCCATTGCCAAGGCAAGGTAGTTGAACAGGCCCGGTTTCTGCGTCTCTGTCTGGGATTGCGGCTGAGGCACGCCACCGATGGCAGCGAGCGGATATTGCAGCGATTGCCCCGGCTGGCCCGCAAAGCCCTCGAACTGACCGCGCCCGGCGTCGATCAGGGCCTGCTGCATGGCCTGCTGCATCGCGCCCTGCTGCGTCTGCCGGTCAGTGATGGCCTCACCGAACCCGAAGCCCTGACCGGCAAGCTGCGAAGAAAGCCCCGCCTGCTGCATGGTCAGGTTTTGCGCGTTGTTGAAGTTCTGCATGTTCATGTTCGCCGCCGTGTCGGCAAACTGGTCCGCAAAGCCGCGATTGGTTTCGGCCTCGGCCACGCCATGACGCGATCCGCCGAAAGCCCCCGCCGCGCTGGCGCTCGCGCCGATGTCGTTCATCTGCATCTGGCGCTGGCGCTCCATGTCCTGCATGGTGCGGCTCGTGACCTGGCTTTGAAACGGGTTCATGTTCATCGCCGTGCGCTGCCCGAACCCGCCGGGGGTTGTCGCGCCCATGGCGTTGTTGAACGCGCCCGCCGATTGCCCGTATACGCCGATCTGCCCACCGCCCTGGTCGGTCGGTCCACCGCCTTGCATATGCGCGGGCTGTGCCCGTTGCGGGGTGTCGGGGCGTGAAACCCCGCCCTGCATTCGCACTTGGTTCTGAGGGTTGCCTGCGCCTGCCATGATTACCTCCTGCTCCGAAGGGGCCGCACCCCTGCATCGTTGAGCTTGCCGCTGAGTGGCCCGCCCTTGAACGTGTCACCGCTGGACCCTGCACCCCCGCCGTCGAACATGTCGCGGATGCTGTCGAATCCTCCGCCGCTGCCACTGGTCATCTGGTCGTCGCGCATGTAGTCGCTGCTTGACCCGCCTTGATCCCGGTTGCGATAGTTGCGGTCTCGAGTGCTGCCCCCGCTGCTGAGAAGCCCCTGCGGCTGGCCACCGCCCTGCGGCATCATCTGGGCCGGTTGCCCGAAGAACGAATTGCGCTGCGCCGCCAACTCGGGATAGGCGGCCTCAAAGGCATCAACCGTCTGCTCGAAAACGGGGTAGGACGAATGCCCCATGACGCCGCCCCCGAAGTCCTGCGCTGCTGGCAACCCGGTGCCCGCGCTTGGTGTCATGCCGAATGACAGGGCTGCGGCGTTGGTATTGTCGAACGCTGCCTGCTGCGTGGGCGAGAACGCCGCCACGTCCGGCCCCATGAAGGGCATGTAGTCCATCTGGGCGATGTCTTCGCCCCGCGCGATTGCCCGCTTGGAAGGGTCTTCCAGCCATTGCGGGATTTCTACGCTTGTCGTGCTGCTGCCGCCTTTGCCGCCACCGCTCATGGTCACAACTCCTTGCTCAGACAGGTGTGAATCGGCTTCCACCCGCGTGATTTGTAAACGCGCTGCCACCCCGGCCGCCCGTTGATCGTGGCCGCGTCGCAGCCCTGCATACGGCCCCACTCGGCCAGCGTGTCGTGCATGTCGATTAGCTGATCCATATCCCCGCCGCCGAGAAAGACGTTCAAAACCTTCTTGCGCGGGAACGTGATGATTTCCGACACCAAGCACCCGTCCGGCGCGGGCCAAAGCTGCATCCGGCCTTCCATGACGCCCGCAACCACGTCTTCAAACAGGTGCGTTCCTTCGCTGTATTCCAGCGCCGCCTCGATCCAGTGCTGGCAACGCAGAAGCTCAGACAGAACTTGCCGAGACGTTGCCTGCATTATCCACCTCGATTGCGTAGCGCGTCCCGTCCGGGCTGGTCAGGATCAGCCGCGCCTCGCCAATCTCCACGTCCTGCCCGCGCTTGTGATTGCCACGGTCTGCCGCCTCGATAAGCTGGCTGCGCCGCTGCTCATGAATTGGGCGGTAAACCTGAGGCGTCACTGGCAGTTTCATCGCCGCCCCCCTTGCTTGACCTCAAGCCGCTGGGTGCCCGCGCGCCACGCCGCGTTGGCCACGCCTTCGACCCTCATGCGCACCTGCCGCCCCGAGAACCGCACGCTCGTCGGGTTGCCCAGCGTGTAAGGCCCGTGTTCGGTTTCCGCCGCGTTGGGGTAGAATCGCGTCTTGAACTTGATCTGCGCATCGCCCTGGCTTTCCTCGTCGGGCAGTAGCTCGGTCGCATACATCACGTTGTGGCCTGTCCCGAGGCTGATCGGGCCGGTTTCGGCATAGACAGTCTCGCTGCCATGCGCATTGCCGCTCTCATGCTCCAGAATGTCCGCGCCATCGCACCAGACAGGGCGAGTGAATACGCCACGATCCACGCCTGCCGTGCGAACAAGGCTGCCCGCCGTCCAAGCGCCGGTCGAATAGTCCAACGCGATATAGCGGTTGATTTCCGTGCTGTCGCTTGACGGGTAGAACCACCAGATTTCCGAAAACTCGCCATTGGCGACGGCCCACACCTTGGACGCCTGCGCCCGGTTGATGTCGTCAAAGACCAGATCGTGCGCCTCGCAGGGGATTTCCTCGACCGCGCCGCCTGCGTAGCGGTGAAAGCCACGCCTCCCTATCCAGAACACGCCCTGATCCACAGATACCGCCGACATGCGAGAGATCGCCCCGCACGCGCTGCCAACACGCTCGAACCCGTAGACGAACGGCGGGCCGATGTATTGTGCCACATGCGCGTCCGTATCCGTCAGGATCACAAGACCGGACCGATCCCGCGCGGCCTGCATGATCTGCCCCGAGGTTTGCAGCTCGTAGTCGCCCGCTTCGTTGGTCGCCGCCGGGGTCCAGGTCGTGTTGTCCTCGCGGTCGCACCACTGCACCTTGCGCGGGTTGCCGCCGGGGGCGAGAGCGAACAGGAACCTTTCTTCTGTCACCGCAAGACCATTGCAGCCCGTGGGCGCACCGCTGATAGCGGCAGGCTCGGTGCCGGTGTTCAACTGCCATTCCCAGAGCCTGCCGTCCTCGGTGCTGCACCCAACGAGGTTTTCGCCCCAGTTGTCCAGCGCCCAGCTTGTTGCCTCGGAATAGGTCGTGCCGGTGCGCGGCGTGCCATACTGTCCCGCCCCGTAGATGCCCGCGCCATAGCCCGAGGCAATCGCGGCGTCCTCGATGCCAGCCGTCAGGCCCGTGGGCGTGATGTCCGAAACCGTGCCATCGGCTGACATGACGAACAGGGCGTCATAGGCCCCGAAGGCAACGTAGCGATCTGCCGTGTTGGTGCGCCATGAATGCGCGCCGCGCGGCGTTGAGGTCACCGCCGCGCTTGCATACTGCTGCCATCCCCCAACCGGGCGCAGGCTGCCTTCCTGCCAGCGCACAAGGTTTACGTCCAGCCAGCGGCCCGACGATTGGAAGTCCGTCCCGACCGAGTGAACCCCCGGCGGGATTTCAAGCGGCAGCAAGGGCATGGTCAGGCAACCCTCACGAACAGCGTGGCGGCACCGACACCACCTCCCTCGGGGTCGTTGATAGAGCCGAGGCACTTCCATGTGCCGGTGAAACCGGGGTCTTCGCTTTCGTAGAGGCCGTTGTCCGAAGTGTATCTGCCGGTTGCCGCCGTTCTCAATTCCGAACCGGCCACGGTGTCGCCGTAGCTCAGCGGAAGAACGCCGGAAGACGCGATGCCGCAATACGCCATTGCCCCGATTGCAGTCGCGTCGTCGTGAGTTGTGGGCTGTCCGTCCACATACGCCTTGACGCTTTTCTGCGTGGGAACGCCCGTGGCGCTGTCCGACGCCATGTCATCTTCATCGAGAAGATCCAGCGTCCCCGCCGTTTCCGACCCGGTGAAATACGGCACCTTGTTCGCCGCAGAAGTCAGACCCGCCAGCGCGGTCAGTTCGGCGTCGGCGGTTTGCTTCCCGTCGATCTGGCCCTGAATGTGGCTGGTCACGCCAGACAGATGGTTGATTTCGGCGGTCGAGACTGTCACGCCGTCCAGCTTGTTCAACTCGGCGGTTGTTGCCGTGATGCCATCAAGGGTGTTGAGTTCCGCCGTGGCAACGGTCGCCCCGTCGAGAATGGCAAACTCGGTCGCGCTCACACCCCCGAGAAGTGTGTCAAGGTCCGTCCAGAGCGTGTTGAGGTCATCGCCCCAAGTATCCTCGGACCCGCCAACCGTGGGCAGTGTCCAGCCGTAGTTCGTCGTCGCCATGTCGTCACCTTATCCGTAGGGGGCCAGACCACTTGCCGCGCTTGCCGTCGCGGATCAGGCCATCAAGGGCAGACTGATGCAGAGCACCCCAGACCGTCGCACGCTGGTCTTCGTGCAGGTATGGCGCTGTGTGGATCAATGCGCCGTAGAGGTAGAGATCGGGGGCCTGCTCAAGCACCCAGTTTGTCGTGTTGCTGTCCGACAGCGCTGGGATCACCTGGTTGTAAACGATGTTCACGGTGTAGGTGTCGCCCGGCGTCGGGAACCACTCGAATTGACCGCTGGTCAGGGCGTAGAAGCGCGGCTCGCCTGCGGTGTCTCGGCGCTGCGCCCGTGCATCCGCCATTTCGTTGAGCGACATAGGCTCAAGCGCGCGATACTTGCCGTCCAGCGTCATGCGAACAACGCTGTGAAAATCGGACGGCAAGCCGGTATATCGCGAATTGGCTGTCGCGACCGTGCTGGCCTCGCGCCGCCAATGCTGCACGTCCCGCTGCATCGCGGCCTCGGCCAGCCTGATGAACGTCGGGATCGTCGCGGTCAGATCATCGCGGTTGAGAAAGCTGGCGATGCTGTCCTGCAACTCGCTGTAGGTGGTGATGCTCATGCGATCCCCTGTAGGTTCCGGCGGACCGGCCCGCTCTTGCTGTTGGCCCGCGTATTGCCCGTCGCCATGTATCGGAAGCTGTCAGCCCCGTGACTGGTCCAGTCGTGAAGCGGCCTGCCGCGCCACGTCTTGCCCTTTTCGTCGAAGTCCCGCCGATACTGCCGCAAGGCCTCGATGCCGCGTTCGCACTTGTCCTCGTCAAACCAGCAATTCGCCAGAAATGACCGCGCGGCCTGAATGCCATCATCAAGGCGCAGCTGCGGTGCAATATCGACAGGGCGAACACCGAGCGCGCTTAGCGTTTCCAGCCTGCTCTTTCCGCTGCCCAGCTCGCGCACCTTCACGTCATGGGGCAGGATGTGCCGCGTGTAGTTGTATCCCTTGCTTTGAAGGACGTTGGCGTAGTGGTCGAGGCCGACCCCGCTGCACTCGTAATAGTCGATCAACCGGCGCTCCTTGCCGACCAGCTGCATGAACCAGATCGCGGTGCTGTCCCCGACGCCCAAATCCCAGCTTGTGATGACGCCCACAGACGGCTCATGCGGCACCTTGCAGATGCGCCCCTCGTCGTATGCCGCCTTCATCTCGTTGCCGTAGTAAGCGCCCTGGATGGCGGCCTCGAAGCTGCACTCGTATTCCTGAGCGAACCGATCCTCGCCCATGACCTTCAGGGCCGCGTCAAGCTCCTCTTGGTCCAGAATCCCGGTTTCTGTCGCCTTGTGGAAACCAACATACCAATCGGGGTCTGCCTTGGCACGCTGGTAGGTCTCCCAAAAGTCGTTCTTGCCTTTAGGGGTGCCGATGAAGACCGCCCAGCCTTTGCGGTCCGATAGCGCCGGGCGGATGACCGTTGGCCAGGCGTTGACCGGGAAATCGGCCGGCTCGTCAAGAACAGCGCCGTCGAAGTATAGGCCCCGCATCCTGTCGTAGTTTTCCGCGCCGTAAAGCCTGATGCGCGACCCGCCCGGCAGATCGGCCTGCAGGCCCACCTTTCCTTTCGTCTGTGGAACGGAACGAACGGGTCGCGCGGGCGATAGCCCAGGTCAATCGTCGTCACGCGGCACGCCTGTCATGACCTTGACCGTCATCTCGCCGTCCTTGCCAGTGCCCTCAACCTGCATGGGCAAAACCTTGCCAAGAAGGCTCATGAACGGGCCGGGGTTTTCGGTGGCCTGTTCCTCAAGATAGGACACAAGGCCATCATCCCCGACCTTGTTGCCCGCCTGCTCAGCGGCTTTGATGATTGCATCCTTCAGAAGCGCAGTTGTTTTGTTCTGCGCGCCCTTGGGGCGTCCGGGGTTGCCTTTCGCGAACTTGCCCGAAGTATCCCGTTCTTTACGGTTGCTGCTCATGGGGGTTTCTCCCTGTCTGCTGCGAGGTGCAGGGCAAAGAAAAAGCCCCGGCGGGATGGGCGAGGCTTTGACACATTAGGTCATGCTCTGGATAGCACGTTTTGAAAGCCGGTTCAAGCAATGCCTAAAAGAAATGACCCGGAACCTGCAGGAACAGGAACCGGGCCGGGGTTGCCGTCATGCGAAAGCGGCGGGCTCGATACCCTTACCATTTGACTCAAGGCCGGTCAAGCATCATTGATCCCGGACTTGTCTAAATCGGGGTTTTCCATCATCAGGTGATGTAGGGCGCTTGCTTTTGTCCCGCATTCGCGCCAAACCGCAACATCCAAACTATTGAAATATCGCCAATCGTGAAGTTCCCCTTGGTCGCCACCGATATGCGCCCCTTGCTGGAACCCTCGCCGATATGACTTTTCTGACGCTCTTGCCATCACCTTTGCAATTTCCATGCGTTCGTGAACATCAAGTTTCATCATTACCTCAGCAAACTTTGTGCCTTTTGTGATTGGCTTGGACATTTTCATCCTCCTTTAGCTTCCCGCTATCTTTCGCAGCGCCAGCTTGAGCCGCCGCAAGTCCTCGGCCCGTTGCGTGGCGGGCTTGTCAGTCTCGCGAGCGACAAAGGCGCAATGCCGTGGGCCGAGCAACTGGCGCAGGCTGTCGTATGCCGCGATGGCCGCAAGGTCTCCGTCGCTGTCGTCATGACCGCCGCGTGTTTGGTCCAGGCAGGAACGATAGCCGGTCACGCCGAGTTCCGCAACATAGGCCGCCCGTATGCGCTGGAAGTGTCGCGCCGCCTGTTCCTCGTCTCCGGTGATCTTGCCCCGCTTGAACAAGACGCCGATCAAGTCCGGGGTAGTGTTGACATAGGGCTTGCGCTTTCTGCCTTGGCCTTGTGGGGCTGCGTATGAACCTCCTGACAGTTGCTCCGGGGTTGGTGGGGCCTGATGGTCCTCGACAGCCTGCTGCGGTTTCTGTGTGGCCGCGCGGCGGTTCTTTCTGCGGGCGTTCCGGCTGTAGTGCTTCATTTCCTGCCGCCTCCATCGCCAGAGGTCAGAATCATGTGGATGATTATCATCAACACCAAGAAAAAGCCGGCGAGTAATAGCAGGCCCATAAGGGCGAGCCAAAACACCTCTTGCCAAATCACGGTCCCCGCTGCCAAAAAAACCATAACTAAGGCGGCATATATTTCGGCTTCTTGTCCCCTGTATTCGTTTTTCATGCTTGCTCCTTTGCCTGCTCTATGCCCGCCTTGCCGCCTCGGACGCGCGATAAAACCCGTTCCGCATGATGACCTGCCCGGCGTCGTCCATCTCGTGCAAGGCCGCTTGGACCTGATCCCGGTGGGCCCCTATGTCGCGCGCTATCTCCGAGGCGGTGAGGGCGTTGGCTTGTCGAAGGGCGCTGAGGATGTTCTGCTGTAGCGGCGTCATGCGTCCTCCTTGGCGATAAGGGCCTTAAGGATAGCGATGAGCCAGGCGCGAGCGGGGTTGTCGTCATCTCTGCCGGACCCGTAAACGCCGTTACCCCAGCCAGTGTGGTCGTCGGTTACGGTCATGACGAAGCCCTGCCGCTTCCAGGAGAACCCCGGCAGAACCGCCTCGTGCAGCTCCTCGGCGGCGTCGAGGGAGCCGTTGTAGGCGTCACGCGCTAAGTTCCCAGCATGAATTGCCTCTTCGTAATCCTCGAAAAACGGCCTATCGGCTACGACATCATGAGGTGCTAGAGCCTCGCCCGCCTCCACCTTTTCCAGCAGGTCGGTCAGTGCTTGCTTGCGGTCGGTCATGTCATTCACTCCTGATAGCTTGCGAACCCGCCGCAGCGCGGGCATTGAACGGGGTTTCCGGGCTTGCGCTTGCCCTGCCATCCGCAGGCAGCGCACTTGACGCGGGATAGGGTGGTCATAGGTCAAAGCCCTCCTGTTGCGGCTCTGCGGCCTTCTGCTGCTCAATGAACAGGTCAGGCTGGCGATACGCCTCCTCGACACGCTTGCAAGCGATCTCGAAATACTCAGGGTCCAATTCAATCCCGATACCCTTGCGTCCCATCTTGGCGCAGGCGACAAGGGTGGTGCCGCTGCCCATGAAGGGGTCTAGGATGGTTTCTTTCGGCAAGGTAAAGCGGGCCACCATCCGCCGCATAAATTCAACTGGCTTTGGACAAGTGTGCCCGCGACCATCCTCGTGCAATATTTTTGCTTCCCCGCCAGAAAAATGAATACGGTCACTTTTCAAGTGGCCGCCCTTGCTGTTGGTTCCCGGCCAAACGTCCTCGCCGTAAAGGAGGATTGGCTGCCATTGCGACCACCCCCAAAACCCTCTCGCTGTCGTTGTGTCCCAAGTCCATGCGCCTATCCAATCAGCGGCAGGATATTTAAAGACATTGGTGTTGCCGGGCGTGATAATTACGCGTGAAGCCATGCTTCTGACGGCTGGGACCACAAAGGCAATAAGACGCTCCAAATTTTCGGCGGTGTCGTCGTGCGAATTATACGGAAAACCAATCCCATAAGGCGGATCAGTCACCACCGCATCCACCTTCCCAAGCGTCGGCATCACCTCAAGGCAATCGCCCAAATACAGGTCACAGTCGCCTATGCGCTCGTGTCGCTTCCAAGTCTCAGACATGGCCAAGCCTCCTGAAAGCCGCCCGCACGGCCCAGCCGCGCAAGAATGACGCCAGCGTGTAAATCGCCGTGATCTCGACCGCTTGACCGACGCTTGGCTCAAAGCCCCACACAGGCAGAACCCAGAATGTCAGCGCCCACGACACGGCAAAGCCGACAGCGGTGCTTATGGCGGCCTCAAACGCGCTCATCCCTCATTCCTCGCGTCATAGAACGTGGCCACCGCGCCTTGATGCGCCTGCACCTTGCGGACCGCACCGGCCTGCTGTGCCCTGCGGGAATGCCCCTTGAGCGTGCCCAAGGGTAGTCGCAGGGCCTCGGCAAGCTGGGCCATCGTCTTGCCGTCCTTGCCGCAGGCGTTGGCAAACCGCTCGATGCTCTCAGCCATGGACGGGCCGGTGTAGTGGTTGCGCTGGGTTTCTCCGAAAACGACGCGCCGCATGGCAGCATTTTCAGCGGGCGCAATTTTGGCCATGGCTTTTCGAAACTGGTCTTGGTCGATATGCCGGGTCATGCCGCGACCTTCCCCGAAATATGATCCAGCGCCGCGCGGCCACTGTCGGTCATGTGCATGGAGTGGATATTGTGCGGGCCAGCATATTCGAGGGCGACCAAACCGGCGTTTTCGAGCATCACCGCAACGGACGCGCCGCGTTCCGTTGTCCACTTGCATTTCCGGGCAACCTTGGCCGGGCTGGGCGTGATGTATGCGTGCTGCAAGTCCTGCATGGCTTTGAGCATCTGTCGGCCCGGCTCGTTCAAGGCGCGGGCTTCAAGCGACGGGATAGAGCGGTCAAAGAATGTCATTGCTTGGCCTCCTGCTGGCGCTTTTCGTGCGCCCTGACGCCGTAGAGAACCGAGGTGTGGTCGCGGTCCAATTCCTCGCCAATCGCCTCCAGCGGCCATCCGTCGCTGCGCAGGGCGTGCATCAGGTCTTGCCGGGCATTGGCCACTCGGCGGCGGCGGCAGTGGCTTAGAATGCGGTCAGCCGGAATGGCATGGCGCAGGCAGACTTCGGTGAGGCGGTCGTGGAAGGTGGTCATTCGCCCGCCTCCATGCGCTGCGGGGCAAAGCCAGCCATCGGCTCGCCGGTCATGCAATCGCCTTCCATTGCCTTTTCAACGGCAGCTTCGCGCTCTGCTTTTGAACGGCTTGGGAACATTTCATCGACCAATTTCTGAACGCGCGCCTTTTCCTCTGCCGTTGGTTCACGGCGCGGATCTGGCTTCTGCTCCGGGCCACGCTCCAGCGCCTGAATCATTTGGCGGCGCGGGCTGGTCATTGCCTCGCAGCGACCTTCGAGTTCCGCCCATGTCGGGAAAAACTGGTAGGATTGTTGCAAAAGAACGTGCTGCGCCACATCGGCGGGATAGCGGGACAGGCGCGACGCATACTCGACAACGCGCAATTCCTCGCTGAAATCATCATCGCGGCGCTTCGCGCATGTCACGGAAAGACGGGCGATCCATTCCTCGATCTTGCGCATCGGTGCAGGCGTCATGAAATTGCGCAAGTCGGTCAGCGCAGCCTGACGGTTGCCCTCGTCGGAAATGTCGCAGCCCACGGCGACGTCATAGCTAGGGAGGCGCTCACCATTTGGCCCCGAAGGAAACCGGCCCTCATACCTGACCCTCAGCCCGACGCCGTGCGACGATGCCCGCGATAGAGCCGCCTTGTCCATATCCACCGGGTGCTTGTCCGCCAGCCATGCGGCGATTGCGGATGAATTTTGGGGCTTGGTCTCTAACGCGGTTCCGCCAGGTTTGCTTCCAGCCGCGTTCTGATTTGCGCCCGCCTGCATCCGTGCGGTCTGTCCAATACGCGTGAAAGTCATTTGCGATCTCCTCGATTTCGTCGTGCGTTAATTTCTGTGAAAGGGCGTATTCGATATCGTCGTCGCTCGGGGTCCAGTCCTCCGGCAATCGCGCCTTCTTTGGCTTGGGAGGATCAGGCGGATTTTCAGCGGCGTTCGCGCCCGCGTTATCTATCCCTGATGGTTCCTTGATGGTTCCTACTGGTGGTTTGGGTCCCGCTGCGGGACGGGTAGGGGTCCCGCTCTGGGACGGGTCGGGTCCCGCCGCGGGACGGGTCCCGCTCCGGGACGGGTCCCGCTCTGGGACGTCCCCCGCCCTGTCCAGGGCCGATACAGCGTCCAAGTTGATGGCGTATTCGATAGTTTCGCCATTGCGGCAGGACCGCTTTCCAACTTCCCTCAATAGCCCTTCTGCGACGAAATCCTTAATCGTTCTAATTACCGTGGACCTGCCGCATTCAACGGCACAGGATATTGTTGATTTCGAGGCCCAGACACCTTCACCGTTGTCGCTTGCCCGTTCTGCGAAATACACCATGATGGCTTTTCGGACTGGCGACCCGAGGCGGCGACTGTAAACCAAAACCGAAACCTTGTTGCTCATTTCGCCGCCCTCACCAGTTCGCCCCAGGTGTGAAACCCAGCCTCCCAAGCGATGGTCCGCTCGGCCTTTGCCTGCGACCAGCCGTTGCCCTCGGCCATGATGGCTGCGCGTTCTTCGAGTTTGTCGCGGGCTTCGCTCCACTGTTTCATGCTGCCATCCCCTCGCGGGCCAAATACGCCAGCCCGTCTAAGTCTGTTTCGATCAGGTGATCTTCGCCGCTCCACGCGCCGCGCGTGACGCACTCCACAACCGCGCGGGCCGTGACCACGACGCGGATCGGCTTGCCGGTGATCCGGTAGACAAGGCACGGCTTTTTCCCCGCCGCCAGCGCCGCCGCGTAGGTCTGCCGCCACCATTCAGGCACGGCCGGTCGGGTGCAGTGCTTGCACTCGATCAGGAACGGGAAATCATCGCTGTCCGGGGTCAGGTCGCCAAGGTTGCTTTCCTGATACTGCGACAGGTTGCGGCGAAAGGTGACGCCGAGGCGGTCGTGCAACTCACCCGCCACCCGTCTCTCAAAAGAAGCGCCCTTGGTCCTGGAAAACCGGCTCATGGCCTCACACGCGCCACTCAGGGCCAAAGGAAATCTCGTCCTCCATGTCGGGGCCTGCGCCGCCTGTCTGGGGCTGTGGGGCGTCCTGAGAGGCGCTGGCGCCGCTACCCTGTAGCGTCACTTGGTCCGCGCTGATGCCCATGTATGCCTTGCCCTCGTGGGCACGGGCGGTCGGGCGACCGGAAACGGTGATCTTCATGCCCTTGGAAATGACGTTGGCCAGCGCCTCGCCGCGCTTGCCCCAGATCGAAACGTCATACCAAGCCGGGTCGCGCTTGTTGCCGTTCTTGTCCTTGCCGGTATTCACGGCCACGGAAAATCCCAGCACGGCATCACCGGATTGCGTGTTGCGAAGCACAGGGTCCTTACCGACATTTCCTGCGATGGTCAGAATTTGCATTACAGCTTCCCTTCAAGTTCCGCCCGCTTGAGCCGCGCGGCGTTGCGTATGTGTGTGGCCCGAACGCTGGTCAGCGGGTCCGGGGCTTTTTTGATCTCGTCCACGTCCGCTTGGTGACGCCATGCGAGTTCGGTGATTTCTCCGGTGGTCTCGCACTGGTCGATTGCGTCGATGATGGTGCGGGCCTTGTGCAGCAGGTCGGTCATTAGCCCCCCGCTCGGAGTATCTCGGTCTGGATAATGCGCAGCCTGTCGCGCAGGTGAGCAACGTGGGACTTGCGGCGCTTGGCCCGGTCAATGTCGCGGCGCAGGATCAGGGCGTGCGCGCGGAGTTCCACGAGGTCAGTCATGCCGCCCCCTTTGGGTCGAGCGCGGCCCCGCGTTGATGACTGGTCGCGGCCCCAGCCCCCGATGCACCGGAGTTGCAGGCATGTGGGCTTGTCGCCGGATAGTGGCGCAGCATTGCACGGGCCTGCCCCCCTTGTCGGGTCTCCCCGACAGACTGGTCGAACGCGGAACGCTGCGCGCCAGCTTTTCGGATGCCTTTCGGGGTGCGCTCGACCAGGGATTTCCCAATCCAGAAGCGTGAAAGATTGTCCGCCGCGTTCGGGTGGACGCGCCATCCGCCTTCATCCGCACACGCAAAACGTGATTGTCTGGCATAGGCCCGCCCGCCGGAAAGCGGCAAAGGTGCCGGGGCGTTTCGTCCCCCGGCGTGGCGCGATGCGCTACGAGCACACTCATCGGCAGTGCCCTGCAACGGGTCGAGCGCGGGCCTACCGCAGTTACAGCTTAACGGCCTCCGCAGTGCCTCTCCCGGTGTGGGCACCCGACATCTTCGCGTTCGCTTCGCCGGAGGGTGCGACCCCCTCGCTCGGGTCCGATCCGCGCTCGGGTGGCATGACTGGCGCTCAAGGCGCTCTGCCTGCAAAGCGGGCGGCGAAAAACGCTCGCAGGTGGTCATGCCGCCGGAAAGCGGCCAGCCAGACCGGGCATTGTGCCCGGTCAAACCGTTGTTGCGATCAGCCGACAACATAGATCGTCGCCTTTTTCGGCAGATCGGCCCGGAGAGCATCGACGCAGCGGTCGAATGCCTCGCGCAGAACGCGGTCGCGCTCGTGCATGTCGATCTGAAAACGGAGCTTTCCGTCTTCGATCCGAAAGCGAACCATGAACTTGATCCGCTGCGGTTCCATACCGCGATAGACCGGGGCCAGGATGATGAAGTGATCCGGCAAGGTTACCGCGCCGCGCGTCTCGTTTTCTTCGACATATTGGAATTGACGCTGACCATCGTGCAGGCGCTGCGATGATTTGAACGAGACCTTTTTCGTCGCGTCGAAGGTCATCACCATGTCCATCACATTGGCAGCGTCGGGCTGCACGACATCGACGGCACGCTCTTCAAGGAACAGGCCGAATTCGACTTGCGACATGGCCTTGCCGGACACCTTGAGCCACGCCTTGAGAATGTCGCTTTGCAGCGCCTCGAACCGCGCGCCGTGTGTCTTGTGTGACGGTGCGTCGGGTGCGTCACCGTCGATATTGGCGCTGATCTTCGCGGCTTCGTAATCGGCGGTGATCATGGTTGCCGGGGTCTGGAACCGGGCCAGGTATGCCGCTAGTGATGCGACATCTACAAAGCGGTGATCCGCCTCGATCCGGTCCGGCGCGGCTTGGAATTGCTCCAAGGCCTCCAGCCGATAGCCTTCCGGCACCACTGCAAACTGCCCAGTCGCGGCGGGGTCAAACGAAGCCGACGCGGCAAGCTTGGACCGCAGGGTTGCTTCGTGTTCGGTCAGATCAGCCATCGACACGACCCCCCTTCATCAAGCCCATTTGCTCCATGGTCGGGCTTTCGCGGGTCAGATCGCCATTGTGGCCCATGAAGAAGAACGACTGGCCGAAGTCGATTTGCGGCGCTTTGGCGCTGACCTTCGCGGACGCGGCAAAGCCCATTTCACCGTTGGGTGAAATTTCGAGGGTCAGGGTCACGGTTCCCTTTTTCCCGGTGCGCTGCACCGCGCCGATCACGTCGCGCAATTGCTGGTCTGCAGTCTCGACAGGCAAGCCGCCGTCGATCCGCCCGATCGCCATCAGAAAATGGCTGTTGCCATCACTCATTTCAGGTATCCTTTTGTTGCTGGTGAAACCGAGCGCGCCGAGTTGGCACCGCCGCGCTCGGGACAACGCCTATGCGCTGACCGGAAAGCGGCCGGAAAAGGCCCCCGACGACCGGAGCCGCCGGGGTAGTTTCCAGGGAGTTTCCATGCTCCGCGCACGCCTTTACCCCTGCGCGGTGGGGTTCCAGATAGCCAGGACGGCAAGGGAGGGTGCCGCCCCGGCTTGCCTCGGCATGGGAGGAGGATGTGCCGAGGGATTCCATTCTAAGCCGCCTCCATAAGATATTCAGCCGCGCCGGGGATGTGCTTGCACGCCGCTAAGGCAAACTCCGCGCGCGGTGCGCCGACACCTTCCCACCACTTCCGAGACGCGCGCTCGGAGACGCCGAAGACGTAGGCAACGTGGATGTGGTCGCGGAAATGCGCGTGCAAGAAGCCCATCCAGCGGTCGGGAAAGACGGTGCGGTAGTGGTGCAGGTCAAAGGGTTGTTCGGACACTTGTCCGGCTTGCCCTGCGGACCCATTACCGGACGACCGCGCCCCGCTGGACGTGCCAGCGTGGGGGCATGGACCAACCACGGACATATCAGCGAAAGCGGGGGTCATGCGGCCCCTCCACTATGGGGCGCGCGCCAGCGAAAGGCGGACATGGGGCACTCGATGCCTTCCGCGTCACAGGCACTTTTCACAATCGGATACCACCCAGCGGGGAAAACCTCGTCTCGCTGGATGGCGTTGTTGACTGCCGTGACCCCGACGCCCAGCTTTTCAGCCAGCTTCCGTTGCCCGATCTTTCTTGCGATGCGCTGAACCTCTGTCATGGGGGCCAGTATCCACATTATGTGGAGATAAGCAAGTCCACAATTGGTGGCTTGCCAAAAAAACCACATCCGGTGGATAGATGCCCCATGTCAGACACGTCGCCTTACATGGAAATCGGCAACCGCCTCAGGAGACTGCGCGAGACCTATGCGCCAGGCTTGAGCCAGCGCGAGTGGGCAAAACGGCACAATTTCAGCCCCACGCAATACAACAACTGGGAAAAGGGTAAGCGCCGGATCACTGTAGACGAGGCGCAGCGGCTCTGTGATGCTTACGGACTGACGCTTGACTTCGTGTATCGCGGCAGGCGCGACGGGCTTTCGGAGAACGCGCGGAAGGCTGTCTGAGAGCAGCGCCCCATGTATGCGACAACGTGATCGAGCGGCACGTCCAGCTCGTCGGCAATCTCGATCATGCGATCTAGCCGTCGATCAACAGGCTTACCAAACGTCACAACCATAGAACGAATTAGCAACATTTTCGGGGGTGTGTCTATAGCCCGCCGATAAAATCCACGCCTTGTGAATTTATGCTTGATTGCTCCACCTTTTGTGGATAGTCTCTCCCCATACCCGCCACGCCACCCGGCACGGCAGCACGCTCGCCGCGTGATGGTCTTGCTGCGCCTGCTTCTTCGCCGTGTTGCCGCCAATTGGGCGGCAACCGGCTTCATAATCGGCGCGGCTGTTGGGTGCTTTGGCACTGCGCTGATGCTGCACTAACCCACGCCACCCGGCAGAGATGGAGAGACGAGATGACCCGGATCATTGACCCGAACGCCGCCGCCAAGATTGAAGCGGCACGACCGAAACTCTACGCCGGATCATGGGTCGGGACCGAAAGCGTCTGCATGATGAGCGCGCTGGTGAGTGGCGCGCAGGGCGTGGGGGATTGCGTGGCGGCTGGCTGGCCCCAATGGCTTGTCGAACTGAACGTGACGCTTTTCGACGCCAACACCGGCGCAGCCGACGAGGACGCGGCGCGCTACCGCTTCGCGCTCGACGTGGCCCGCGCCGTGCAGGAGCCGCACGATTACGGCAAGGCGCGCGACCTGTTTTTGATCGCGCGGCTGGATACTGGAG